TTACCTCCGCAGCCGTTCCGGCGTCTTCCACTGGTAAGTATTTTTCGCGCTCTCCCTCCGTTGTTGAGAACGGCGACGGTATGCCAGCAACTCAAGGACTCTGGTTCGTATATTGCGCATATCCACATCATTAAGCTGGATACCATCACCGCGCATCACCTCCACCACTACACGCACATAATTATCTGCGGTCATGCTGTCCGGCTGCGTGGCCTGTTCGTCAACCTGCTGGCTGATTCCGGCGACGCGGCGGATTAATCCCAGTATTTCGGCTTCTGTCATTGTGCCCCCATCGCGCTGGTGAAGAAAACAAGCTCAGATTTTTTGTAAAGAATCTGTCACGCTAAAAGATGTCGAACAAAAATTAACTGCAATCATCATCTTTTTTGCATCAACCACATTAAAAACAACAGGTTACACACATGATGATGATGACGATAAAATCACAAAAATGCGCTTTTTTCCGCGCCGCCCGCCCCGTGTTCAGGCCCACCCCACCAGGAGGACCCGCAAAAAAGGCGGCTGGTGCCGCCTTGTTGTCATAGTGAATCTGTCCCGCCTGATTTGACCATACCGCGATAATCCAGAGCTGCCACACCTGCATCAATACGGACTTTCCAGGCCACGCCGTCAACGATAAAACCTTCCTGCTGTTCAAGGTAAGGCTCGTCATTGCCATCAAGATAAGCCACCTCGATTGTGTCCGTTCCCTGTGCGGAAAGCATGTACCATTGTTTTTCGCTGATATCATCAAGGCGGGGATCGACGATGATATCAAGTAGCTTGTGATACGGGTTAAAGATCCCGCTGTTTTTATCAGCCCCGAAAGGTGCGGTTGAGTTAATCATCTGCAACGCGCGATCTTCCAGTGCTGCCGGAACTAAAAGGAATTTAGGCGCAATATTCAGCACTTCGCCATTTTTGTCCTTCTGTGTGCGCATCAGGTGACGTGCTGCACTAAGTCCCGGTGTTGTCAGTCCTGCTTCAATCAGGTTGCTGTGTTTTTTGTCAAACAGCGCTATTCCGTCAGAAAGTTTTACGTTGCCTGTAAGCACCAGATTAACCAGATTTCCCACCGTTCTTGATGCTGCACGGCCCATAGCCATTGGCACCGTTGATAACTGATCAAGGTCATCATTGATTATCGCCTGGCGGGTAATGCTGAAAATATTCCCGTAAGTAGCCAGCGCGATGGGTTCACCGCGATCGCTGGTGGTGATGTATTTATATTCTGCCCCTTCCGGCACTTTGTTTAACGTTGAGAAGCCATTCATACCAACGCGGCGGGCTTCCCGGAAGTTTGAAAGGGAACCTTTTTTCGTCCACTGGCGGAATGTTTCGCCGCTGTGCTCCCAGCCTGCAAGCACTGATTTTTCAGCGCCACCAGCAAGAATATCGGTAAAATCGCTGCTGCTGTGGGTGAATGCCGCGTTTACTATCTGCGAGCGTGTGCCGTAGCTGCCCGTGCTTATACCACGATGGGTTAATGATGCCTGTGCCATATCGAAAAGGCTCATCATGGCGTAAGGATTACCGCGTTCGGCCCGTTCGTGACCAAGACGCGCATTAAGCCCCTGGCGCATTGCATCGCCGGTTATGTTGCCGTTATCCGTGTACGCGTAGTAAAGATTTGCGGGGGTGGTTTTGTTTGTTGGCGTTGATTCTTTACCCATAGCGAGTAAAAGGCGTTCGCGTGCATTCTCAACGCTACATTCTGAATCAGCAAGACAACTTATAGCCAGGTCGTTATATCTTCCGTTGAACGTGCCAAACAATTCACGGATGCCGTTAAGTCGTTCCTGTTCGCCACTGGTAGTTTTCTGGCTGATCATGCTTTTAATTTTTTCCGGCATATTTGAAAAATCTCCGATTCGTTTTGATTCAATTCGGGCCATTGCTGTAATCGCGGGTATAACCTCATCTGCGAAGCCGTTAGCCTTACACTCATTGCCATCCATCCAGGTTTCCGCCTCCATCATGGCGGTGATTTCCTGTTTGCTCCTGCCCGTTCTTCCGGCGTAGGTTTCCGCCATCGTGTCGCCCAGCTTGTCCATCAGGTCAGCAAAGCGGCGAACGTCGCCCGACACTCCGGCAGTAACACCACGGGGGGCATGTATCATCATCATCGCGTTTTCAGGCATAACGATGTGATCGCCACACATGGCAATAAACGAGGCCATAGAAGCCGCCATGCCTTCAATGTGTACAATTTTCTTTGCCGGATGATTTTTCAGGGCGTTATAGATAGCCAGCCCTTCAAAGATGTCGCCACCAGGTGAATGGATGCGAAGATGGATTTCAGACGCATTACCACACGCGTTGATCTCGTCAGTAAGTGCCGATGCTTTTACACCGTACCCGCCGATCTCGTCATAAATGCGCACATAGACAACATCTGCCATAGCCTTAATGGAAAACCATGTTTTCATAGCCAGACCCCTAACGTTGCCCTGTACCAGTATTCAACCGCGCTGCGTGTGATTTGTCCTTTCGTGGGTACTGGCATACCCGGGTGATTATCTTTGATGAACTGCTGATAGCGTTCGATCTTCTCCATAGTTCCGGCGTCTATGTGTACCGTGGCACTTTTATCCGGCTTTCTGGTGTTGTTCTCTGGCATAAATCCGCCTCCGTTTTGATTAACGGGCATCATTATTGATCGATAAAAGTAATAGATAAATCATTTTATACCTGAAAATCAGATTATGATTTTTCTGATTATTCTCAGAAAGGCAAAGTTATTGACGCATTTTTGCCATTGAAGCAGTATTAAGACTCGTCATCCTGGCGATAAAAACTCCTTTGTCGTGTAAAAGCGCCTCCGGTAACAGCAATCGGGGGCGCTTTTTTTGCGCCTGTTTTTTGTAAATGTTTTCGGGAACGTTCCGGTGATGAACAAAAAACAACCTGATTCGACACTAAAAATTTTTATTTCTCAACATATCAATAACTTATAGTGGTGGTGATGGTGCCATAAAAATCAAAAAATGCGCCTTTTTCCGCGCCCTCCCGCCCCGTGGACAGGCCACCCCCACCAGGAGTACCTACAAAAAAGCCGGATTGCTCCGGCTTCTGTCACTCGTTGCTTAAAACGGTATGTTATCCCCGTACGGATCATCGTTACCCGCCTGTTGTTTTGCCCTGTTCAGTGCGTCAGTAGCCTGGCCCTGCTGGCCTTTTTTACCACCTGGTCGCGCCGTTCTGGCACTGATTACGCTGTCAGCGATAACCTGCCACCCCTGCCGCGTTTCGCCGTTCTGGCCTGTCCACTGGCTCACCTGCATGTTACCCGCCACGCTCACCAGTTCGCCTTTGTGGTGTTTTGCCAGTGCGTCGGCCTGTCTGCCAAACGCCAGGACGGATAACCACATCGTCGCCGTTCCGTCATCGGCCTGGCTGCACGGCAGGGGGATAGCCATACCCGCCATCGCCATTTGTGTACCCTTGCTGGTGGTCTTTAACTGTGGGTCAGCCACCAGCCGCCCGTAAGCGGCTATCTGTGCTGTCATGATTCCACCTCTCCGGTTTTAATGTTGATGGTTGTTACCTGTTCCGCTTCGGCAATCTCCCGTTCTGTCAGCGTGGCAAAGTTTGCCGCCGTCGTGGTCATGAATGCGCTTATCAGTTCGGGATGTGCTTTCGCGTATCCTTCCCCGGCGTTGCGGTCGATGATTTTTATCGCCACCCTCAGCCAGTGTTCTGTCAAATCAAGGGCGTGAGATTGTGGTTTTTTGGCGTGCTTCGTTGTCACAGGCTTTACCTCACAGCAATAAAATAAAATTTTTGCATTTCAACCCTTCACCTGTTCACCTTTTGCAATTTTCCCTTTTTATTCATAATGTTAAGGGGTGAACAGTTTCACAAAAACTATTCACCAACTGTTCACCACTGTTCACCCTTAAAGCTCAATAAAGAATCAAAAAGGTGAACAGTGAATAGTTTGGTGAACAGTTCATAAACAACTGTTCACCCTATAATATACTGATATAAAAGACATTTATTGCAGGGTGAACAGTGGTGAACAGTTATTCCATAAGTTTAATTTTTTCCATCGTCATTTGTGACCGATGCACATGATGGCATCCAGTCTTCTGAATCCTCTGTCAGGGTCACATTTGAACGCAAACCGTGCTTCGTTTTCCGTTTCATATACTCCCTGCCATATTCCGCCATTGCCCCCGGCATATCTTTACCGAAGCGCGTCAGTGTTACAGGTTTACCGAATCCGTGTGCCCTCATATATGCCAGATAGGCGTGATAAAGATACCTGCGCGGACTGAACGGAATAATTTCGGCATTACCCACTAACAGACCATCACACATTACCGACGACATGAGATAGCCGCAGAAGTCCACCAGCGAATCGCCCTCGCGTTTTATCACCAGAGCTTCTTCTGATTTCTGCTGCTCATACAGCAGGCGTTTAGCTTCGTCCTGGTCAGAAAAACGAGTAAGCAGGTGGCGAATCACAACCGCCAGCTCTCCTTCTATTTTTTCTGCCAGCATGGGGTCGCGTTCGTTTTCCGGTACAACCTCCGAAAAATTGAATATCACCCGACGACGTGAAATCCCCCCGCTGCGGTCACTGAATGACATGGCGTTATTGTTCACCGCCAACACTACCGCCTGAATGCGTGTTGAGTAGGGGGCTTTATGCTTCGGGTCGATTGCCACCTTGTCACCGCCTGTAATGGCCTTAATTCCTGCGCCATCACCAGCGTAACGGGTCATATCCGGCATGATAATCAGCGAAAAGCCAACCACTAACGCGCGTTCCCTGGCATCTTCCAGCGCCTTCATGCTTGCCGATACCGTGTTGGCCTTACCCGCCAGCATGGTGCAAATCTCCGCCATCACGCTTTTACCACTTCCCCCTGGACCTGTTACCTCAATGAATAACTGCCAGTCGTACCGGTTCGCCAGCACCATGAATAATGCAGCCAGTACGCGATCCGCCTTGCGGTCATTCTCAGCCACCGAACGGCGTAACCACTTCCAGAAATTCGGCGCATGTGTTGCCAGCGTTTCCCCCTCTGCTGGTGGGCTGAAAGGTAATTCACTGGCAATTAACAACCAGTCGTTTTTGTTATGCTCCCGAAAATCGCCTGTCCGGGTATCAAAAACACCGTTACTGAATCCAATCAGGTTACGGGCTGTATTCCCCATTACAGGCAAACTTAACTTCATGGTATCAACCGCCGATTTAATGGCGTTCTGCGAATAGCTGATCTCCGCATCAATGAAAATCTGTGCCATAGCTCGCTGTAATTCTTTATCCTGTACTGGCTCCCATACAACGCCGTTGTAATAGTGAACAGTGTCAGAGTCAGCATGAATCGCCAGTTCACCGCCATAATGTGCCAGGAGAACTTCGCCGCGTTGACTTGCTCCCATCTGGTTAAGCGCCAGTGATGAAGCGTTATCGTCTTTTACCCGCTCTTTTTTCTTTACAGGCAGTTCAACTACCTTTTTCTTTTCCGCCTGCTCTGCCCGTTCACGTTCCAGATATTCGCGCCAGTTCTCCCGTTTCTGGCTGTGCATTCCTTCAGGGTAATAATCAGCATCCCTGACACCTGCCGCTGCCAGTTTCTGCCCGATGGTATTAACAAGCCCCGGACGCAATAACCCCGCCTGGTAGAGACGCACGCGATAGCGTCCGTCCGGTACGATTTGCAGGTTGTCCAGTTCGGCAAGTTGTTGCTCTCCAAGCCAGACAGGTGGCACGTTATCGCCAGCCAGTCGCCCGTCCTGTTCCTGCCACTGCTTCGCATGTGCCCACGCATCACTACCCGCAAAAATGATGACTTCCGTCATTTTGTCACGCGGCTGGTGTTTTAAATTTGGCGCTTTTTTCATTTCTGCTCTCTCCACGCGGCAATCATGTTTTTCAGTTCCTGTAGTTTTTTATCCACATCCACACGTGACACACGGTTATTTCTGAAAGTCGGGATTTCCCGCCGGAATCTGCAAATAAAGATCTCCACGTTCAGCGAACTAAGAAATGAATAGCCATCACGGATAAAATACACACGGTCAAACATCAGTTTTTTTACCGTTACTCTGTTACCGTTCTTATCCAGATAAATAGCGCCGGGGACAATTTTAGGGTGTGCATAACCGCTGGCAGTCAAGCCAGATAAATACGTTCTCATGATTATTTATCCCCGATTTGAATCAGTATTCGCTTTCTTTATAGCATTTAATGCATCTGTGGCATTTTCAATGGTGCACCGTAACGAAATATCAAAATGTCCAAGCATTGCCAGTAACAAACCGATATTACCCATATCAATGCGCATGGCCTTTTCGTCATAGTCCTCATTTTCTGACGCATGCCACATCAGGCTACCAATTGACGCAACAGCCATTGATATATTGTTAGTAGCCCCATCCGCAGCGGAATAAACCTTTTTAGCAATATCATGCTCACAGTTAAAATGCGGATTAATCAGGTACTGGTAATTGGTCATGTCAGGCATGGCACACCTCCTGACGAATACGGGCAGCGAATACCATCACGCAGCCAGCCGGGGATTGCTGGCGTGCTTCCTGTTCGCTGGTGGCCTCGATGTGGATTACGCGCGGTTGTGCCGTGCTCAGGGCGATAAAACGCCAGATGTATTTATTCAGGTTGTGTGAGTCCCGCCCTTGCGGGTGTGTGATATGATTTCTCATAGCTACCTCGATACTTTCGCTATCGTTGGTGGTCAGAGGCTGCGAAAGGACGGCAATCCTTTTCAGCCTCGTTTGCATTGAGTGATAAACACTCAGCTGGATTCCAGTATAATCACTAAGTGGAATCCACTTCAAGCGTTTTGTTTTGGTCTTTTTCGTGTATACTGGATTCCAGTAATCACAAAGGGAACCAGAAATGGAAAGAGACCATATCAATAACAAATCACAGAAATTACAGGCTCGCGCCCCGCATGAAGTTGTTGAGGCTATGGAGCAAGTAAAAGAAACAGGCGAGAGCACTGCGCAATTTATCGTTACAGCCATGCGAGGCGAGATCAAACGCCGCCAGCGCCGCAAGACCAAAGAATCAGAATAATCACTATCAGCGCCGTGGTGTGAGGTACTACGGCGCATTGCTTTACAGGGCAGTATCATGACCAACAACACACTATCACCAATACAAGACACGCAAACGCAAGATGATGAAATCATCCGGCAAAGGCAGTCAGAAGCCTGCGCCAGACTTGAGGAAGAACTAACCAGAACAAAAATACCACCACCAGCGCCGCGCTTAGTGCCACCAGAAAAATTTGCCCTTGAAGATTTTGTCGATAAATACCCACGGCGGCTTAAATCCGGCAAAAACCGACCGCCAGGATGAGTGCACAAAACCGAACTATGAAACGGATTATTCCGTTTCCGGGGCGTTTGTGTGTGTATAAAGAGTAAGCTATGCTCTTTTATAGCCATAATCGTTACCTCAATTAATGGTTTGGTTAGACGCCCCGCTACTGCCGCAAACAGTTCGGGGCGTTGTCGTTTACATCCTCTTACTGAGGTGTGATTTAAATTAAATTCAACTGAATCACAGGTAAAGTGTTTTTTGTGATTCTTTTTTGTGTATACTGAATCACATCTTTTGTTTAGGAGAATGCACATGGCAAAAAACACTATCAACGACAAATCAAAACAGATTTCAATTCGTATCCCACATGATGCTTTTGATGGCATGGAATCCGTAAAACTGGACGGCGAAAGCAACGCCGGATTCATAGTAACCGCCATGCGCGGGGAGATCGCCCGCCGCCAAGCAGAAGGAAGCAGTGAAAATCCTCTGATTTCTTCTCTCGATGCATTGGCGCAAGTGGAAAAAATTGGTATTAAAGCTACGGAAGAACTCGGGCAACTTATCGCCATCGCTCGTGAAGAACTACAGCGCCGCAAGGCCAAAGAATCAGAATAAAAACCACCAGCGCCGTGGTGTGGGGAATCGCGGCGGCAATCATAGGAGTAAAAGATGTTAAAATTAAAAAAACATGTACCAATGATGGTTGCTTTAATTATCACAATCTTTCTCTTAATATCATGCTTTGAGAAAAATAGTCTTTGCTCAAACGATAAGGGCGATTTATTACGGCGTGCTTGCGATGTAGAGTTGAAAAAAAGTTGAGCACTACCTAACCGAGACAATGCCGTAGTTCCTGTAATCACAGGATCGCTCAGGCTTTGCCCACCAGCCGCAAATATGGCATTGTTGGCGATGCTCATGCGTTGGGGATAACGCGCAATTTGTGTTGAAGGGCCACCGTGACAGGTGGCCTTTTCTTTGCCTGTTATCCGGCAATTGTGGCGCTTCTTCACACAGTTGATATAATTCCCCTGCACTGATCCAATTTTTTCGCAGCAGGTTAATTGTTCGCAAGGGCGCTCCGGCAACGGGGCGCTTTTTGTTTTTACCCACCAGCACAATAAAAATCTTCATTTTCCATTTTTGTAAAATTTCATGCTTTCCGGACGACGGGCTATATGTCATTTTTTAGCAGAAGATTTTGCCTTGCTGGTGGGTAGCTTCTCGGTTAACACGATGTACCGTATAATCAGCACCGCGTGTGGTTACTGAATACGCTCACCAAAGTAAAACTCAGGCTGATATTCACGTATCAGCCTTTTTTCTTCTTCCTCCAGTTCACGTTTTTTGCGCTTACATGCCTGTAGCGCCCTCCCCTTCTCGCTGGCACTTATCTGGTATTGCTCTTTGCGGCGGGAAAAATCCTGTAATGCACCCCACGGGATACCATAAGCCCCCGTTTTTCTGATACCCGGTATCACATTTCTGAATACCCAGTTACTGAAACGATGGGCGAATGTGCCTTGCGTCGTTGCTTTGCGGCTACGGGCTATTAGTTTGTAGAAACCTGACTCAGAGATAATGCTCATATTCTGATTTCCTCCTGGGGTGTAAGTTAAATTTACTCCCTTTTCATCATCATCAAGCATCTGCAACGCCGTACGCGAATTGGTCAGTTCCAGCGCAGCGCAGACATCCTTTGCAACAAACCACGGATCGCCGTTCAGATACACCACGCGAACGTTCACACTATCAAAGCGCAGAACGACCAGATCACGAAAATCACAGATTTTTTTACATGACGTGCGTCACCCTTGCCCGTCACGGCAATATTTTTATTCATTTCTTTTTTACCTCACATACAAAAAACCCCGCATTGCACGCGGGGTATGAAAGATATTATTAGTGGGGATTGGCTTGTTCTCGTTGTTTATCTAACCATGCTTCTACATCTCTACGGTGCCAGGTATGTCGTCGTCCAATTCTGAACGGCTGAGGAAAACCATTATTCTCATCTTTCCAGAAATTGATGAATGCACTCATTGCTCCATATCGCAAGATTTTCATTACGTCTTTAGTAAATAAAATATCTTCATTGGTATTCATTTGCTGAACCTCCTCAACCATTTACAACTCTTAAACCTTTCATACCACCGGATCTATTAATTACCCCTTTTCTCGCATCATCAAAAAAATCACCGACCCATTGCATCATGATCTTACGCTGTTCTAGATAAATAGTTCTATTATAAATATCTCTTATTTTATCACCACTTTTATGCGCCAATGCAGCCTCGATTACATCGGGGTTAAATCCCTCCTCATTTAAAAGCGTACTCCACATTGAACGAAAACCATGTAACGTTACAATCCCTTTGAACTTGCTGGCAGCAATTGGGGTCTTGATAGTATTCCTCCCCATAGGCGCATCTTTTGTTCTGGAGGAAAAAAACACATAACGCCCTCTTTTTATTTCCTGCATTGTTCTGAGGATACTAATAGCCTGTGATGACAAGGGAACAACATGTTCACGATGGCATTTCATTTTATGCGCGGGGATAATCCACAAGCCAGAATCAAAATCAATCTCTGACCACTCTGCTTTAATCGCCTCACCTGGCCTGACCATTGTCAATATCTGGAATAAAAGTGCATTATGAGCTATTTGATAGGTATGAGGCACACTATCCCACCAGCTCAGAAATTCAGGCAATCTTTCAACAGGTAGTGCTGCTAATGATTTATTTTTCTTTCCTGTGAATGCAGTCTTTATCTTAAGTAATGGATTTGTTTTCAATGTTCCACAATTTACAGCATAATTCATAATTTCATTTAATCTTGATATTAATTTTTTTTGCAACGCATTCTTATCGGATACGGCATCCAGAGCATTAATAGCTACTGGTGCTGTAATTTTTTCTATACTGTACTTACCAAAGAAAGGAACAAGATATTTGTATACTTCATATTCGATATTATACAGCGTAGGTTTCCGCAATTCAGATCCCTTTTTAAAAGCGAACCATGCATTAGCAACAGCTTCAAATGTCTGTAGATTTTTTAGTGACATCTCAATTTTACGATTTTTCTTCTCCGTCACTGGATCAACTCCACGTGCAATCATTCGCCGAAGTTCATCACGTACTTCCCGTGCTTCCGCGAGTGAGAATTCAGGAAAACGTCCTATCGTGTATGTCTGCCGTTTCTTCGTTATCGGATGGCTATAACGGAAACGCCACACTTTCCCACCGGCTTTACTCACATTCAGCAATAAACCGAACCCATCATAAACGGCATAGTCCTTTTCACGTGGTTTCATCCCCTTAACTTCAGTCACGGTTAATGGCTTTACCGACATCTATCGCCCTCATTTTTTAGTCCGTCATGTAGTCCATTCAAGCCAATAACAAGCGATAAACTAACTCATTATCAAGCAAAGAGAGGAAACTCATAAAATCACAACTCATTGAAAAGACTATGAAACGACACCAGAACATACAAACAGGTAAGAAATGTACCCTACATCCAAAAAGTGACAAAGGAAGCATCAAATGTTTTAAGTATCAATATATCAAATCAGATTTAGTGTAAATAATAGTCTCCAAAATGCGGTAAAGCACATAGAACTCCGAACACTACGTTCGGGCTTCGCACGTTCAAACCCGTTTTCGGTATCATAATCAGCATCTGTCGCCATTGTACGAAGAATAAAAAATGACCAAAACGTTGAAAGGAACTGAGAATACGTTAAGAGAAGAATTAAATTAATGTATCAGCAAGTAGTGCTAAACAGCACCTTTATACTTCAGCCTATCTATAAATAATGAGAATGCCGAGCCAGCATGTCGACGGTGTGGATAGTACAGGTGATAACCGGGTAAATCTGGTGTGAATTTATCCAAAACACGTATCAGTTTTTTTTCTTTAATAGCCCGCTCAACCTGATCATAAGGTAGATACGCCAATCCATGCCCATCAATTGCAGCATCAATGATCAGGTCTATCGTATTCAGTAAAAGCTGACCTTCCATGCGAACACGAACTTCACGTCCACCGCGTATTAATCTCCAGCGATTTGCTGTACCCGATGTGGGAAGATACAAATTAATTGCCTGATGATCTATTAATTGTGACACTGACGTTGGAACACTTCGGCGAGAAAAATAATCCGGTGAGCCAACAATAGCCATTGGTATATCTGGCCCGATTCGAATGGCGATCATATCTTTATCCATCTCCCCACCCAGACGGACGCCTGCATCAAAACGTTCAGAAACGACATCGGTCAAACCATAATCAATGGTGAGCTGAATATCAATTTCAGGATGCGATTTCAGGAATGTGCGCATTGCTGGTAACAATATCGTTTTTGCTGCATGTTCTACAGTAGTAATACGTATTGTCCCGGATGGGCGGTTCTGCAGATCGCTCAGGGATGCCATGGCTGAATCTATGTCATGCAACATAGGGCCAAGAACAGACAAAAGATGCTCGCCCGCTTCAGTTGGAACAACGCTGCGCGTGGTTCGCGTCAGAAGCCGCAATCCCAATCGTTCTTCTATACGACGCACTATCTGGCTTAAAGCTGACTGCGCCATGCTCAGGCGGGCTGCTGCACGAGTGAAGCTACGCTCCTCTGCAACGACGACAAACGCCATCAGATCAGCGATTTCTTCACGCTTCAT